GTTGCTTTTTTAGCTTGAAATCCATCTTGTGTTTTTTTGCGACGTCCTGCTGTGTATGTTACAGGTATTTTTACCACGTTTGCTTGCACATTGTCAAAGAAGCCATCACCGCTATCGCGATTGCACAGCCATACATTGTCGTGAGTTTCCACAACTTTAATAAGCTTGAGTAGTTGCTCGTCACTAAAAGGCTGATTGTAATCAGCAAAGCTATCACGGTAGGGTGGATCACAGAACACAAAGTCACAAATTGGCACTTGACTCCAATCGCCAGTCGAGATATGCACTTGGCGCTGTTGAAAAACGTCATGCCATGCTTGCAAGTTGTCGGCATCATATACTTGAGTTTCTGTCAAGAGGCCGCAAGGAGTTCCATAACGGTTGTTGGTGTTTTTGTTGATTTGCCAAATACCATTAAAGCCCGTGCGCATGAGAAAATACAACACGGCTGCTTGCTCAGTTTGGCTCCATTTTTGCCAATCCCAAGCATGTTCGTCGCGTATCTTATAGTAGTATGCACGACGCTGGTCGTAGTTGCCTTGCAGATATTGTTGACTAAGTTGTTGTAAACACTGACAAAAAACTGCAAAATCATAGGCAATGCTGCGATACACGTTGATGATATCGCTGTTGATGTCGTTTATCCAAACTTCTTGAGGATTATATCGCTCTATTACATGTGCGAACATAGCCCCTCCACCAAAGAAAGGTTCACTGTAGGTGTTTACAGGAGTTTGAGGCATGTAGGGCTGATAGTATTTGAGCATTTTGCTCTTGCCACCAGCCCATTTAAATAATGGTTTAATCAAGGGTAATCCCCTGTTTCATAATGTCATATAGTTCTTGATCAGAAAATCCTTGCTCCTGACCATAAAAGCTTGTTCCCTGAGCATGCAACACGTTCCACACTACAGGTTTGCCTTCACTAGCAAGTGCAAAGCTTAGGCCGCGATACATGCTGTTGTGAGGTAGAACACCTTGTCCGCTGCAAAATGTAACATATCGTGCTTGCGGTGCCAATACATGAGCGATCCCGCGATTCATATACCAACGCTCGTGAGCGTTACCAACAGCCCCTTGTTTCTTGCCTTCAAAAATAGCCACGATTTGATCTTTATTGTTATACCAAATGCCACCATCAGGCGCACAGCTGGCCATGCCTCCGGGAATATCTTGCGGCTGAAACTTATTGACACGCCGGTATCCTTGGCTAGCTAGGTCTTTGGCCAATGACTTGCTGACATTTCTCAAGCCACGATCTAGAGCGTGACTTTGTGCATCGTAAGCAGTGGTGCCAGTTTTGATACCACCTCGAAAGCCGTTTGTCCGTTGGCTCATAGCCCCATCCTTGAATCACATGCTGTTTATCTACAATATATAATAACAGAGAAATGTCAACAGATTTATCATGGGCCGCCCGTTAAATCCACGTTATTTTGGTATTCCACGAGGGCAAGGTGTGCTAGTTCCTATCACTAACTTGCAAGATAGCTGCCAAGCTAGCTTGATAATAAATCAAACTAACGAACACACATACTTGTGCAAGCAACTGGAAACCGGCTACCAAGGGGTTTGCAAGCTATCAGATAACTTGAACGGACATGGCAAAATGATACTAAGGTTTCTTGACCATGCTGATATCTTGCAATATGTCAGCAAAATAACCAATCTATTTGTTTGGGACTTTCAGGGCAACCAATATACTTGGAGTTTTAACCGCTCGGCAAAAACTTATCAGAATCATGTCATTATTGTGGATAACAGCTTTTCCCATAAATAACCCAAACAACTATTATGCGGTCCAGCCGCGTAGCCTAAAAAGGCAAAGGAGAAAACAATGGGACGCCCTATTAACAAACGATTTATTGGCAATACAGGTGCAACAGGCCAGCAAATTGCCGCCACAGCTTGGTTGCCTGGTCAAGGTGCACCTTATACTGACGCCTACATTACTAAACAAACAGGCACAGGTAGATATATCATGCGTGCCAACGCAGGTGCAGCAAGCGGACAAGTTAGTTTGGTTAACGGTGCATTGACAGCACCCGGACAAGCTAATGTTACAGTTACTCCTTATGGAGGCGGGGCAGTGGAGTATGCAGCAGTGATTTTCGACAACACAGTGAGAACATTCACCAACAACCGCACATATGATTGGAAATTTGAAGGTATAACTCTCACTGCCCCAGGGCAGGCTACTATTCAAAGTGACTGATTGCTTTACTTGTCTTTCTTGTTAGACAAGTACAGACTCAACAATAGCTTGATAGCAATATCAAGCTATTGTTTTTTAAAACAAGTGTTTGATATCTAGTATCTCGGGAATTTTGCTTAAATCTTTTACAAAAAACGCACATGCAGGATCATGACCATCTTGCAAAGGCACTGCAAGTATATTTGCAGTTTTCAACTTGGGGCAAAACCATTTGACGTCAGGCCAAACGTTTACAACTTCCACAGTGTGAAATTTGGGTATGTAGCCTGTTAGTGGATTGAAACAAAATGCTTGAAAATCTTTGTCCATGAGATACAAGAGACTGACAATCTCCAAATCTCCTATTTCTGGATCTCCAACAACCAAATGCCAATCCAAGGGCATTTGGCATTGAAATGGTCCTATTTGCAAATCCACACTGGGTGAAACAAAACTTTCCAAAAATACCAGGGGATGCCAGTAATAGTCAATATTCTTGCTATCGCTGTAATCTAACACACAAAAATTAAGATCAACACCTTGGTCAGGTAAATGATTGACGTTTAAACTTTGGTTATAGCTGGTAAGTATTTTCACCCGGTATTTACTAAAGATATCAATAGTTTTCCCGAAACAAGGTATGCGGATACTGCACTTTTTTATAATGTTGCTGACGTTTTAGCATGTGTCTGTGACTGAACTTCATTTTGCTACAAATATCATATACGTCAACATGACTTTTGTCATCCGCCTTGCGTAGTCCGCGTCCAATGCTTTGGATCACACGCACAAAGCTTTTGCCAGGTTCAATTAGCACTAGATTAAAGATGCGATTGATTGAGATACCAGTGGATGTTGTGCCATATGTAGCGATCATTACAGCATTGTCACTGAGATTGATTTCTTTGTAATGTGTGCGACGATCTTGGCTCTTCATCTCACCACTAATAAATGTGCTGTTGGGAATCAACTCATTCAGTGCGGTTCCTGTGGCAATGCGATCGACTAGCACTAGAGTATTACCTTGATCGCTGATGTTTTTCACAAAATCAGAAATCCATTTGAGCCTGTCAGCATTGGTTAAAAGAAACTTCAGCTCGCTTTGATAGTCTTTGTAAACTTGTGTTTCTTGGGTTTGATGCACGTGAACTTGACACTGTGCAAGATGCCCAGCTTCTTGCAAGTCTCGAGCTTGCAGTTGTCCAATAAGCGGCCCTAAAGCGGTAAACAAGCTCATTTGGTTGTATTCAGCTTCAGGCACTGTGCCCGTTAACCCCCAACGAATGGGAATGTTGCTAAACGTTGTAGTTAGCAGTCGATGTAAAACACCCAAGTCTTTGACACCGTGGGCTTCATCTACAATCACAGCAACTTGACGGTCAAGAAAAACTTCCAGTTGTTGATCGTCAAGTGCATCTTTGTTCTTTTTGTCAAGAACATTGAGACTTTGCCATGTACAAATGGTATGTTGACGATCAAACTCTTTGCGATCTCCAAATATCACACCAACATCCAAGCCAACGTTTTGATAGTCCTCTAGTGTTTGTTCCACAAGATTTTTGTTGGGAACAATCACAATAGTTCGACCAATGTGTTGAACTCGACGACTTAGTGTAGCAGTAACAATGGTTTTTCCCGAGCTAGTAGGTGCAATAATCATGCCCTGGGGATTAGCCAAACACTCATTCACCAACTGGACTTGATAATCGCGCAAGATTATGGGCTCGCCAGCAGCTCGATGCCCTGGTGGCCATACTCGATCACTTAGATAGGTTTCATCAATAGCTGTGAGATCAAGATCGTGTTTTTGCCGTTCATCGTGAATATTGATTTCATATCCAGCTTCTACAAGAATAGGCAAAAGCTTGTCTAATGCATTGAGATATGTTTTCCCACCCAATGTGCAGAAACTAGCACAGCCGTCCCATCGTCCTAATTTGAAGGCAGGACTATATCTAGCATGTGGCAAAAAATACTTCACAGCATTTACAAGTTTTCTCCGATCTGTCAGCTCAACTTCCTGAATATGGACATTGACTTCGTCCATGATGTTAATGATTGCAGTGTTCATGATTTTTTCATGCAGTTCTTTTCGGCAAAACGTTGCCATTTTGTGGGCATTGCAGCTCGCAAATCAGCCACTTTGGTCACTGTGCGCAAGCTGAGCTCATGTAGTCTATTTACATTGTGTGTGACAAAATCCAAAATCTCTTGTTGTTCAAGAACATTGAAGCCATAAGATCCCAGAAGATTGTGCCGTTCAACTACATTGCGAATGTGTAGCAGTTTTTCACGAGTCGTATTAATCCCTAGATCCATGTAGTGACAACGACTCATGATAGCAGCAAGGTGATTTTGAATACGGTGACTGCGGACTTGATCAAACTTGAGATTGGTAATGAAAATAATACCACCGCGATATTCAAAACTGTTGGGAATATCATTTTTCACAAGGTTGCGATTTTGACTGCCCCAGTGAATAGTTCGAGTTTTACGACTGTCCAATGCAGCTTTCAATACATTCAAACTGTCCTCATCGTATAGCACACTGTCGCAATCGTCAAAAACCAGCACTTGTCCATCATGGCGAAACTCCCAGAGTTTTTCATAAAGACAAATACCACTCATGTCTCCGTGAATGCACTCATAGAAGTTGCGCCCTTGAATAGCTTGCTTCATGGCAAGGGCTCTATGCAAACGAGTTTCCACAGTGTGGCTTTTGCCTATGCCGCTGGGCCCACTGACTACAAGACCTTTCACAATGTTGCTGGCAACAGCGTCAGTCATTTCACCAAGAATCTCAAACGTCTCGTCAATATCTGCTTGAATTTCTTGATCAGTTTGCTTGAGGATGTTAACATCCTCAACAGGTGCAGGCTCAACTAAACCCGCAGCAGGCTGATAGTCATCTAGTGCATCAATATACAGTCGATTTTTTCCTGTTCTAAGTCCTGGAGTGCCATTGCCCCAAACAACAAGAAATCGACCATTGTGATCGCGTTTCATGCCACCTTGAGTTTCCACTGTGACATCTCGAATAACCGTGCCGTTATTCAAACGGCCTTGTTTAATCAGCACATAGCTTTTCATATTCAGCCCTGATTGCAATTTGATCCACAGTGTAGCATGCTTGCGCAGCATGTCAATGGTTTTTATAGCCGTGTGTCTTCAATACCAATACTGCGCAACTTGACAATATTGTTGATTTGCCAGCTTTTGGCTTCAAAACCCTTCATGAGACCGAGATACTTGTTGCGAATCAAAGCAACTTCACAGATCAACGTGTTCATATCCACAAGTGATGTTTCACCATCAAGATACTTTTCAATACTGCGGTCACTTAAATCACGATTGTATTTTTCCAAATATCTACGATAAAGATCGCTACGCATTTTGTCATATCTAATATTGAGATACTTCAAAATACTTTCCAAGTCCTGAAGTTGTGTGAACCTATAGGTAATGTGACCGCTGAGATCTTGAGCTGCTTTTTCCAAGCTACCTGATATACGGGTTTCAGGTTGAGCTTGCTCAAACTCTTGGCTGTAGTAGTCAACAGCCAGAGCCACTGCTTTTAAATCTGCAACTACTTGTGTGTAGTACACAGATTGTTACTCCTCCCATTCTTCTTCAGCATCTTGCTCTTGATCAAGCTCAAGCACTGTGGCAATGGCTTCATCAAGCACTTGATCTTCTCCAAGAATATCTTCAAACCAAGACTCATCTGCACCTGCATCAACAAAAGCAGATACTAGATCTTCAACTGCTTGAGCCTTTTTATTTGCAGGAACAAACTCTTGAAGCATGTCCCAAATTTCTAAAACTACACTGGCTTGCATGTATTGCTCCTCTTTGTCTGTAATATGCTCTGCTAGTTAACAAGGTGTCAACAGGTTTTTAGCCCTGTTGACCTCTTGCAACACACTATTTTCCTTGAACATCAATAGTTGCTAGAGTTTGTGCGGTATCTATCTTTTGATAGAATTCACTCATAACTCGATCTAGACAACCATCTTCATTGCGATCCCAAGCTTTTTCAAACTGCTTGATTTGAGTTCCATCTACACATGTGTAGACCCACTTGTTGCCTTCTTTTGTCAACAGGCCTTTTTGCACAAATAGATCATAAAGACCACTGTAGGGATCCATGCCGCGATCATAAGGGATCTTGATCTCCACTTGCTCAAATGGCTTGTTGTATCGTGTCTTCATGATCTTGCATTGCGCACGAATGCCTTTGACGTCAGTGGTTTTGTTGCCCATCTCATCTTCCTTGAGCTTGAGCTTGCGCATGGCTAGCACAATGCTGCTGGCATAGATTGGGCCTTGACCACCAGAGATCACGTCATCTGGATTGAACATGTCCTGGCTAGCATAGCTGTGATTGGTGCAAACCATGCCCACGTCATACTCGCCAAACATATTCACACAGTTGCGCACCAGTGCAGCCAGTGCCTTGGGCTTGCGTCCCATGTCGCCCTTGAGGTCGCCTGCCTCAAACTGATTTACGTCTGTGGGAGTGAGCAGCATACCAAGACTGTCGATCACAAACAGCACTCGAGGCCGTTCAGATTCGTCCACACTGCCATAGCGTGCCTTGTAGTCCTTCATAAAGTCGCTGATCAGCTTGGCCACATCGTCAATCATGGCCATGTTCACTTTGAGTAGAGCTTCTTCACTGGTGTCAACATCCAGTGCATGTAGCCACTTTTGATCAAGCGCATTCTCGCTGTCAATCAGCACCACAAACACGTCTTGTTTCTGTGCATTTGATGCAATATTGCCACTGGCCAAGAAGCTTTTGCCCGATCCACTCTGTCCGCCCAGGAGCGTAACTTTGCCCAGTGGGATGCCTCCATCTTTGAAGCGGCCGCTGATGGCATAGTTGAGGGCATAATTGCCAGTGCTGATCCACACCTTGGGATCACGAAAGCCTACACTGAGGCCAGGGATGTTTTTGGTAATGTCTTTTCTAAATTTGGTCAGATCCAGGGCTTTGGTCATATTGTTGCCTTATGATAGTGTTGTTGTAGAGAAACCAAGAAGTGCAACACGTTGCTGTGTTACACTTCTCAAAAAAGCCTTAGCCTTTGGCAGCTTGGCGCTTGCGAATGGCAGCCAAGATGTCTTCTGGGCTAGTGAGCTTCTTGGGAGAGTCATCTCCAGCTGGAGCAGATGCTGGCTTGGCTGCTGCCTCAGTTTCAAATGGTGGATCTTCCTCAACCTTGGGCGCCCGAATGTTGAGATTCTTGGGCATGCTCACTGTGGTCTTCACAGCATCCATGGTGTCACTGTTGCTCTTGTCAGTGTCTGTGTTGAGCCCATATGGCTTGTAGTATTGTGCATACTTGTCTGGATCATATGGCTTCTCATCAACGCTGTCATGGAACATCTCCACAATGGCTTGCAGATGATCTTCGTCGGGCTTCTTTGGCAGATACTGGCTGAGATTGAACAGACCATGCTTGTCAATGGCTGCCATCTCTTCGTCTGTGAGAGCACTCTCACGACGTGCCCATGCACTCTGGCCATAGTCAGCATAACCACCCTTGCTGCCTTTTACCAGACGGAAATCAAGTCCACGCTCGTATTCAACTGGGCTGTTCTCAACTTCCAGATCAGCAAACACTGTTTTGATACGATCAAACACGCTGGGATTGATCACAAAACGCCGAATGGGATTTTCCGGAGCCTTGGCTAGATCATCTGTGTTGGGATTGGTACGCACAAAGCCTTGAAAGAGATAGCTCTTCTTGCGCCAATACTTGCGAGCCATGTCTTCCATTTCCTTGCCGCCCTTCCACCATGGACGAATCTCAGCATTGATGGGGCAACTGTTGGGCTTCCACATGTCCATGCAAGGAACCTGCACTTCTGTGGCGCGGCTGTTGTGTTGTCCTTTGATGCCTGGGAATGGCAGCTTGATGATCAGTCGTTCTACCCAAAAAAAGTCATTGCTGGTGTCTCCATCTGGGAGAAATCGAAGAACTGCTGTGCTGCCTTCACTGTTATTCCAAAAGGGATAATTTGCATTATCGCCGCCTGTGCCGCCTCGTGGACGGTCTTTTGTAGCCTGTTGTTCTAGTAGTTTCTCTCTAATTTGTGCCAATGATAGTGCCATTTTCTATTCCTTTCTATGTGCCTATAATATGCCTATAAGTTTCAAGACAACAGAGAATCTTTCATCTCTGCTGACAAAGTATTTAGTAAAGTTGTGTTTAGATCAACAATCAATCCCCAAGTTTTTTGAGTTGATCTAGAATATCGTCAATTTGACTCAACACAGCCATGGGATCTTCTTCGAATCTACTGCTCCAGCCTACTACATTGCGGTTGAGGTTGTCCAGCACTGTGCGCGGATCTGTGCTGCCTGTTTCCTGGCTGGCAGCCAACACTTGAGTGGCTTCTTGATCTTCATAGATGCGGGCAAGGTCAAACTGTTGAAACCACCCATCCAGTTCTCTAGCTTCTTTGAAGGTCATCGGCACAGTATCTCTGTTGCTCATGGGCTCAATCTCCGTTTGTGGTTGTGTGTGTAGCTGCGGCACTGCTGCCACAGCTAGATTGACGTCGTCTGGGAAAATGTCAGCGGGTGCAGGTGTAGTGTGCCAAGTGTTGCACATTTGGCGGGCTTGATCTAAGCTCTGTTGATAGTCTTTTGCTGAAGTCAAGCTAGTAAGAACGTCCTTCAGTTGGTGTTGTGCTCTCACCACATCTTCAACACAATCAGGTCTATTCACACTGGCCCATCTCCGTAGTTTTCTCAATTGCAACACAGTTGTGACCAGCTGTTGAATCACGCCGCCATCTTCGTCCCAAGGAGCGTGTCCTTGATCAATGTGTTGTGCCATTGCACGAGCGCCCAAAAGGTGCCGAAACGGGAAACGATATCTACTGCCGTCTTGACCATGTAGGAAAATTTCGGCAATGCGTGTCCAGCGGCGAGCATTCTCGCTGTCATCCAGTCGTTGATTGTGACGAATCACCACTTCAGTCATGCCCACTCGTTGACGACTGGTTCTTGTGGTTCCTGTCCAGTTGCTTTCTTGCACAGGCTGCTTCTCGCGATTCATCCATGCAAAATGTTTGGGCTCTAGTGTTTTGGCATAGGGACTGGTGCTGAAGCTGTGATCAAACTTGTTTTGACTCTTGAGTGTGCCTTTGAGTTCTTCAACAATGTTGGGATCGGTAGCAGCACTGGCATGAAATACCACATGTGGTTTGGGCGGTTTGCCCTGCGTATAGCCCAGTGTTACCATCAAGGCAGCGTCTCTGCTGAACAGTCGGTCTGCCTCAGCTGGATCAAATACTCGTGTGCCTTTGCTGTCGTACATGTAGACTTTGTGACCAAGGCCGCTCAATACCTTGAATATTTCTCCAGCCATCCATTTGTTGGGATCAGTTGATTGTGTCATGTTGCTGCTCGAAGTGTTGGTATATTTACCACATGCCTACACTGATGGGCATGGGTTCTTCTAGAGTATCAATCTCCATGAGATCGTTGTCCATGAGAGTGGCTGCTGTGCGGTCATCCCACTTGCTGATCATTTGACTCATTCTCACAATCAACAGTGTGCTGGTGACCAAATCATCGTGTTCTCCGCTCTTGGCTGAGAAGCTGTTGCCCTTGCTAACAAAGTTTTTCAATTGACTGATCAATGGCTTGCTGGTTACCTTGAGTCTGTCTGTTTCCAGCATGCTCTTGAACTTGGTCACTGCTTGGGCCTTGGTCTTCACATTGGTGTTGAGTCCACGACGCATTCTGTTGCTGCCAATGGTGATGCTTTCACTCATGAGCTGAGCAGGAATGGTGTCTAAACCCACTTCGTTTAGCAGTTCAATCACACTTTGACCATAACTGTTGTTTTCAAAAGTCCAGAACAGTTCTGGCTCTCCTAACTGTTGAGTATTTGATCGCAGTTCTCTATCTAGGAAATTGCAGATTTGAATCACTGTTTTCAGTTGAATGGCCACTGTGCTGCGATTGTGCATCCATTCTGCCACCTGTATCATTTGTGGCAGTCGCCACACTTGTACAGCAGCATAGTCTTGTCCCACACCAGCACTGGGATCTAAGCTCACACAATAGATGCTGTTGGGCTGCGGCTTCTCATACCAGCGTATTTCTCCAGTTTTAAAACTGGGTTCCTGCCCCTTGAGCACTGCCAAAGTTCGGCTGTCGATCAGTGTGCTGTCAGCTGTGATAAATTCAAGCTCATACTCTCTAGCAAACTTTTCAAGGCCAATCTTGGCACGCTCTTTGCTGGCCCATTCTTCGTCTCGTTCGGGGTGCTGATTCCAGGTGGCCTTGAAGGCTTTGAAGCCGTTGGCTCCTATGCCATCCTCTCTCTCGTTACCAAACTCGTCTGTGGTTCTGTTGGCACCATACCAAATTTGTGCAAATGTGTCCTCGTCGCCGTTGGGAGTAGAAGTTATGATGCACTTGCCGCCTGTGGCCAATGTGGGGCTGATGGCCGTCCAGAACTCTTCTGCTATGCGACTTTTTACGAATGCCAACTCGTCGCACTGATGACTTTTTATTTTATTGGCATATATGATGTGATTGGTGCTATTGAAGATGTCATAAGTGTGCTGCAATACAGTGTCATCAATTGATACAATTTCAACAAATCCATTTTCAGTATCTAACCAATCACCTACTACAAGTTCACTTGCCTTAGTTTCGCCGTTCTTGGTATAGAATCTATGATCATCTGTAGCAGTAATAGATAGCCCATTTTGCAAAACAATTACCCGTGAATCTTTGTTTGCATCTTCGTTGCAGATGATACCTTCAAAGTCTTCCCACCCAAAAGGAGTCAGTATCTCATAATCGCTATTTTCAAAGTAGTGTTGTTGCATAATATCTCTCTAGCACAAACGCTCCAGTTGGAGGAACATCATCTTGGCTGTCTTGTATAAGAATCTGCATGATTTTATCAAATTGATCTTTGTTGTCTGCCAAGTTGGTATTACACATACTTAGCAATTGTTCTAGGTCAATGCTCGATCTAGTGTGTTTACTGATATTTTCTTTCCATGGCAGCAGTTGCAGATTTTCAATATTGGCGATAATCAAAGGTGACACTTTGTTCTTCCATCCTGAATAAATGCTGTATTTGTGATCAATATGATAAGCGTTTGGTTCTCCTGCTAGTCCCAATTTAATGTCAGTTCCTTCCAGCAATCGATGTCTATTTTTGGTTGTGAGATGCAAGACCACAGTTTTATATCTATAGTAGAGACTTCTTTCATGTGGATATAGAATAAGACCTCGATCAGCTTTTGTTTGATTACCTTTGATAATGTTTCTAACTGCATTTTGACTATAACCATTTCGACCAAACTGGTCAATGTTTGACATATGCGTAGCACGGGTTTTTTGCCCAATCTTTTGGTGGATAGTTTGCCCTTGAGAATCCGGAAGACATTTTGTCACTTGTGATTTTTTGATACTGATCGCATGTTTGGTCAAACCTGTTGCATCATCAACTACTGAAAGACCTTTTTTGATGTTTGTTTTCCTTTTTTGAGAGCAGCGTTGAATATGTTCGTAATGCTTCCAATAGACGTTTGGATCCATCCCCAATATCTTTGATATATAATCATTTCTTATCACACTAAGACGCTCTCCGCTCACAGGACATACTACAAAATCAATTCCTTCAATTGATTCCGCCGTATACAAATGCCTATTCCGTTTGCGGTTACGTATTTTAAATTGCTCAAGCTTTGTCATCATTTATTTATGACGAAAGCCAGGTTATCTCACGGTTTTTTTGAAGTTCTGTTATGCAGTTCTTTCAAGGTGATTGTTTCAATCTCGCCGGTACGCTTGTTACGCACGGTTACTTCAGTTTCTCCGGCCAAACAATACAAGAGACTGATACTCTTGCCTCGTCCGCTGTCGCTGGTTGTGGTCGTGCTTTCGATCTTGCTGCCATTGTCAAAAACAATCTTTTGCACATTGTAGACCAGCACGCCCGGACGCAGCCAATCGGGCAGTTCCTCATAGGCGTAGCGAATTCTATCCATGATTTCGGTAGCTGCTTTGAACTTGTTGGCAGCTATCAGCACATTCACATCTTCTTGAAAGATAGCAAACCACAAGATATAGGCTGCTGCTGTGGTAGTTTTGCCCAACTGTCTGCTGCACATGGCCACCACTTGGCGATAGTCAGCATAGGTGCGTATCATTTCCTCTTGATAGTCAAAGAGATCGAAACTGACCTTGCCTTTGGTGGGATGAGTGATATACACATATTTTCTAGCAAAGTAGACAGGATCAATTGCACACAGCAAAAACTCGCGTTGCTGCTCTGCAGTCACAGCCATCTTTTGATGAGGAGCCTTGATCAGCGTTGGCTCGTCGGTAAATCCTGCTCGTTTCATTCTAGTTTAGGCCTAAGATTTCATCCACACTGCGATAGCTTTGAATGCTGCCTTCACTGATGCCCACTTGCACTTCTCTTACCACTGCGTCAATGTTTTGTTTCCAGTACCAGAGAAATTGATGGGTGCGACGCAGTTCTGGCACAAGATCATCATAGCTCCACACAAATTGTTGTATCAAACTTTGATAGTCTGGTCTATAATAGAGAATATTCAAATGCACAATTTGTGTAGTTCTTATCAGCATTGGTCTCCACTCGCTAGGTGGGCAGCTTTTGCCTTTCGATACGACTCAAAGGACTGCGGCTGCCATCGGTTACTGGTTCTTCGTCGGCCAATGGATCGTGCTCAAACTCGTCTCTCTCATTGGCAGTGAGCGGGCTACTCAAGCCTGCTTCATTCTCTCTACTTTCTTCAAGATATGCTTGATACTGCGCCTTCAAACGAAGGAATGCGCTTTCACGCATCTCACTTTTGAGGGGATTGCTGCCATATCTGGCGCTGGTCAATCTTTCTGGGAGATCTGCTCTACCCTTGAAGTTGTAGTCTTTGATATCAAACTCATGACCTTCTTTTGTAGGGTCGTCATGCCCGTAGTCATGTTGAGCTTGCTGCTCCATCACAGCCACGGGAGGCTGTGCCACTACTGAGCTAGCACTCATCATACAATCGCATGGTCCAGGGCATCCGCAGCTTTTGCTATCTATTTCAACAACGCCGGCCAATTGCATCAAACGCAACACATCATCTTGATTGTTACTGTTCACACTCATTGTGGCATTCTCTGCAGGATCAAGCCCAGTGTGACTCACTGTGGCACTGAAGCGACGTGAGCCGCCGTCTTGTCCAGCCAGCTGCAACAGGCGCATCACATCGTCTAGGTCGTTGGTGCTAACGCTGGCACTGCTGTTGAGGCCGTCTGTGCTGCTGATGGTAAGGTCAAAGCGTGTTTGTTCTGTCATGTTAGGTTCTCTTCTTTGAGATACGCACTGGTTCTGTGCTCATTGTGTCAACAAATCTTTTGCCACGGGCGTCTTTGGTGACTTTGAAATATCGTTTGCTGTCGTCGTCAAAGCTGCCTACACTGGCCACATAGTGGCTGTCTACAGAAGGCTCGCTGTTGGCCAAAGGTTTGTAGACTGGCTTGGGGGTGTCAAACCCGGCATTGAAGTCAGCAACGTCTTGACTGGGTTCTCTTTTGGTCTTGTTGATCTCAGCTACATCATTGAGATCGCTGCTAGTTTCAAAAGTTTGTGTTTTTCTCTCGCTGGCTATCTTGCTCAGTTGATTCAGTAATCTCTTGTTGTAGCCGTCACCAAATGCATCCTTCACCAATGGTTGCTCGGCATCAAGATAAAATCTGTCTGTGCTCAGTAGGCTGGCATCTTCTGGATGCCCTTCCTCTTTGGCCTTTTGATCCAGCTTGCGCAAGAGATCATTTTGGCTGCTGTAGACTTCAACTGGTTCGTTGTCGCTTCTCACCACTAGAAATTTCTCAGGAAGGTTCAAGGCAGCACGCAATTCTTGTTGTAGGATGTAGGCACTTACCGGAACACCAATCACAAAATCCAGATAATACACATCAGCATTTTCGATGTCTCTGAAACTCAAGCTGTCCTGTTTGGCATCATACATCTTGGGGCTGTCGATGGTTACCAGCTTGTATCTGCTCAAGAGGCGCTCGATGTCGTCCATTTTGACGTCATCTGGTTTCACGACAGTTTTCAATCTGTAGTGGTATTCGTTTTGACTTTCAGCAAGGAGAGTTTTGAAGGTCTTCATCTTTGTTCTTTCACACTAGACCTATTTAGTGGTCAAACTTTTGATTTGGGCAAGTAGGGCATTGCGATCCAGCACTGTTACCTGTTGTGCATTGATGGTCTCGCCCGGATCTGGATTGGTTCTATCCAGTTTCAATCTATCCAGTTCTAAGCGTAGCAGTTTGATCTTCTTTTCCATCTTGCTATTGCGTGCAT